CTATTTCTCCTTTCGTATCGTGTATAGCTTTGTAGCTAGCTCTTGCAAATTTGTCTATTTCGCAAAATCCTATACATTCATGGCCAGCTGACTCCATCCCAAGACGAAAGCCGCCGATGCCTGCGAACAGATCTAGAAATTTCATAACCTCAACTCATCCCCAACTCTCAATGTTTCGTAGCTTGTTTGTGTGACTACGAAAATGCCGTAGTTCTGTATTGTGACCGTGTAGAGTTCGCCAATTTTCTCCTTTTGGACGACTCTGCCTTTGATTTCTGCGCCTTGATTGTCAGCTTTATAGACGATCATCGGGCGCTTTTCTTCTAATTCTTTAATTTGGATACTCTGCCAAATATTTAATCCAGCAGATAGCAGAATCCAGATAGCTATGAATCGTTTCAATCTGTGACCTCTTTTTCTTTCGTAAATTTTGGAATATTGCCATGAAATTCCTTGTATAGCCAATGCTTTCTACAACATTCATCATAATCATAAGTTTTTTTAATTTTTAATTTTTGCTTGAGTGCCTTTTTGTACTTCTTTGGGCATGGAATGGGAAAATTTTCATCATGGACAGAAAACCAGGCTACAAAATATCGATAAGAATATTTGTAATGTTTCCTTTTTTGTCTAAGATTCATCACTCCACCTCCTCAAAATAACTATGAAATTTACTTAAATTGACAATAGCGACTTCTTCGACAGAATGCTTTTCAATGTCAAAGTCTGGATCGTTTTTCCCAAACTCTTTCTTTATCGCTTTTTCAGCTAGTGAAGGCAAAGCAAATATACTTGCTCCGTTGTTCAAGGCAAGCGGTTGACCGTGTTTGTTTACTATTCGATAACCTACATCAAACGGTCTGATTTTCGTTGGGACTTTTATGCGTTTGTTTTCATTTTTTGTTGCTTGTTCAAGTGTTTGTATCATCACTCCACCTCCTCAATCTCAATACCCGGACAATCAAATACCCAGCCGAAGTTGGCATCTTCTAGTTCTTTGCGGGTGTGCGTTGTACGAAATTTTTTATCTGTTTTTATTTCTGCTAACACCCAAGCATTAAGATGCTTGATATAGTTTAAATAATTATAATTTTCATCAACGTTCTTAAGCCTTATGTAATACCGCTTCTCTTCCTCGACCTCGTAGCCGTCAAGCCATGCACGAGCGAATTTTTCTTCATTACTTTCTAACCAATCTTCGCAGTCATTGAAGTTATAGCAATAATCCATTGCATGGAATAAACTGTAGCCGTCTGTTTGTTTACAGTATTCAATTTTGTCAGCAATAAATTGCGGAACCTTTACTTGATTCAACTCACGTCGAATCTTATCAGAATCCTTCAATTGATTACCACACCATGCTCCCTCAATTTTGCCTTGTTCGTAACCACTGCGATATTTCATTAAACCATAGTCGCTACCTAATTCTTCTAGAATTTTGTTAAGCCAGATAGCCTGTGTTATTGGGTCAAACCCTCTAATTCGACCAACAACATCTTTTAATTTGAATGGTAACGATTCTGGCTCGTCCAAAGACCGTAAGTCTTTCAAAACCAAATCAACCGAGGTCATTTTTTTCTTGCTAGCTTTAAATTTTTCGTAGCGTTCAATTAGTCCCTGTATGTTCATTCTCTATCTCCTTCGATTTCTAAAACGGCATTCTGTATAAAAGTATTGCCAATTTCATAGTATTTGTATTCCTCAGCTGTCACTTCAAATGTTTCTTCGACTTGCTTATTGTCTGCATATCCTGAAACAACCAGAATATATCTTCTTTTGGTTCGGGTTGGTACCAGTACCGAGCTTTTTCCTGTCGTAACATGTATGAATGTTGTGTGAGGTTCATCAATGTACTTGTCTACAACCGTCCCACTCGAAATCTGGTGACATGCTACGAGAAAGAATGTGAGTAAAACAACACATAGGATTTTTAAATATCTCATTCCTTGACCCCCAAAAGCTCTGGATTTTCGTAGATATTGCCGATGATTTTGTTTTCGTCCGTCTCTGACCACAAATAGCTAGCTAATTGCTCGCAATCATTCATAATCAACCAAGCGCCCTCAAGCATGGTTACAACACCTGTGATTGTTTCATTTTCTGTCGTTGGCTGAGTTCGTACTTGTCTAACTACATCCCCCTCAAAGATTACTCGGTTGTTTATATCTCTGATTCCTGTTGATTGCATGAGTACGATTTCGTCAAAACTCATGAAATTTGTTTCACCAAATTCCCAATGCTCACCAACTAAAACACCTTTTTTAAAATCTATCAAAGAAACATCTAGCATTGTTTGCAATTCTTTATCCCACACTCTGTACTTCGGTATCATGCTAACACTCCTTAAATAAACAAACTTGCTAACCATATCAAAAATGCACATGTAATGATTTTCGAAATACTGCTTTTTACAGCATGCGAATAATCCTCTTCAGATTCTTTTTTGCTAGATAATACCGGCCAGATGAAAGATAATAGTGCATCCATCCCTAGTGCTTGCCAGACTGTAATTTTACCAACTGGAACAATCGTTGTGATAATCTCATTCCATCCATACTGAACTACAAATGGCGATACAACGATTACAAATACCGCCCCAATAATGATTCCTAGTTTTTTCATTTTATAAATCCTCCGCTTCTTTAAATGATTCCATTGTCTTAATAATTTTTTCTAACATAGATTTATGTAGCGTGATGTAATTATTTTTCTTCACTTGTTCACAAAAAATACAAATTCGTTTGCCAAAATAATTACAATTTTCAGTCGAACGGTAACTTTTATCCGCTTCAATTTGTTCTTTATTAGCTAAACTAACAAGAATTACTTCATCAGATTCGTTCCAATCAGGAATTCCCAGACATTTGTGTACATTTTCAAATGCTAAATCCGTTAAAATATCTTTAGCCATCATTCTCCTCCGTTTTCTTCGTAATCAAGTAGTAGCAATCAACCGCTCCGTAATCAATCCTGATATTTTCATCACTCATGCTTTTCCGAAAACGTGGATGGTTGATAGCTGAGTAACTAGCTTGATGTTTCTTTAATTCATTGATTGCGCCATGTATGTGGATAAAACTCCCAATAAGTATCTTGCGGTGTCCGTTGTAAATGAAATAGAGTTCAATCATCAATACCTCCTAAAATTTCATAAAAGCCATCCAGTGAGTTGTCCCACGCTGTTGCCCAAAAAGTGGTTGATGCGGAACTAATTCCAAAATTTCCTTAACATTTACTTGAGCATCCGACCACTTGAAAATAAGTGTTCCGCCTGTTTTCAAAACTCTGAAACATTCTTCAAAACCTTGTTGTAAATCTAACCTCCAAGTCAACAAGTCTAGTTGACCATATTGCGCACGCATGAACGATTTCTGGCCAGCCCATAAAAGATGAGGTGGGTCAAACACAACAAGATTGAATGTTTCGTCATCAAATGGCATATCTCGAAAATCTGCGACAATATCTGGCTTAACATTGATTTTCTTTTTGTGAATTTCGAACTCTTCTTCACGTCTATCCATATATGTCGTATGTGGTTCTTGTTTATCAAACCAAAACATTCGAGAACCACAACACGCATCTAATATTCTGATATCTTTCATCCCTTCACCTGAATCACATAAAAATTACCAAATGATCTAAGTGCCTTGGCCACCTGCATTGCGACCGCACGAGAAACAAATCGAATGGCTCCCCTCTCTTCTGAAAAAGAGATATCAATTCCAGTTACACCAATACTGGCAGACATCAAGTACGGTTTTTCTTCTTTTGTTCCATGTTTCAAAATAAACATCAGTTTTTTCCTTTCTCAAGTCTTTCCAACATTTCTTTCTTCTTTTGCTCAAGGTCCTTCTTGGTCTCCTCACTCGTAGTATTCACATAGTTAGGTTGTGACCATTCAGGAACATTTGATTTTGCTTGTTCTGATTGCTTGAAGTACTTACCCTCTTTATATTTACGGTCATCCTCATCCACCTGCTCAATCGATGTGAAGCCTTTCTTTTTCCAACTTTCAAGAATGGCTATTAGATAATTGAAACTAGGTTTGTGTGATCCGGAAGTTTTCTCGACTGCACGGTTCAACATATCGAAACTCATTCCATCAAGTCCCACATAATCAAGTAACTGTTGATGTGACTTATCGGTTAGATGGATTCCGCTATGTTTCAAATTTTCAGAGAGACTGGAACTAATCATCACCTTATTATTAATTATCTCTATATCTTTATCTAATTCTTTATCTTTATCTAGTGCGTTACCGTGCGTTACTGTAACGTTATCCGTAACGTTATCTATAACGTTACTTTCGTTGTTCTGTGTAAGTAATTTCTGTTTTTGCCGGTGACGTGCGGCTCTATTTCGATTTTGCTCTTTTATTTTTTCCATGCCGTCAATATTCTGATGTTTCTCCCAATTGGGTAACATTATCACTCCATCGATTTTTTCAACCATCTCAAACTTTTCAAAAATCTCAAGAGCCATACGAACTGTATTCAACGGACGATGGAACGTTTGTGCAAGCATTTCATCGGTGTATACAATGTTTTTAGAAATTGCTAGTACGCCTTTTCTATTCAATTTTCCTGCTAGTGTTATAAGTTTGATCCAGATTACAATAATTGCATCACGATCAGGCAAGGCATCAATTAGACAAATCTTTTCATCGTCAAAAATGTCCGTCGTAATCTTAATCCATTTGATTTCAGACATTACTCCCCTCCGTTTTAATCCACAAATGTTTCTTTTCGTGTCACGGGATCAATATCCACACGTCGCCCTGTTTTAAAGTCGATAAAGCCTTTCTCAACTTGTGGCGCTTGAAATTGAATCTTCTTCGGTCTCATGGCCATTTTCAGCTTGATATTCATAATCAGTGATTCAATCAAGACTACTGACACCAATGTGCATACTGCGATAATTTGTAAATTGTTCATGTTTTTTATCCTCTTTTGTGCTATAATATAGTCAAATAATTTTGCTAAGACCTTGTCCAGAAGCCTTTTAGTAAAGTTATTATAGTTGATTTGAGAGCCATTCTTTGATGGCTCTTTTTGACCATTTCTTACCAGGGAGTTCCTTCGGAAAACCCTTCATGTAACGATAATTGTTTGAAAACGTGTCATAGTTAATACCTAGAAAATCACAGGTAGTGCCTACATCCATCAGCTCTGGATAGTGGTCGCTATCTTTTTCTATTTCAACCAATCTTGTGATTGTGTCCTTGATAATGGACCTAATCCATTCAGATAGTGAAAGTAGAACATTGTCCATCTTCTTCCCCTCCTACACTTCGTCAAATGAGTTCAATTTCATGATTTTCATCTTGGTATTGGTGCTTGGCTCCCACGTCATCCAGTAAGCAAGAGCAGCTTCTGCAAACTTCTTCGGTAGCAAGTCATAGCGACTAATGTTGAAGTGGTCTTTAAAATCAATCTCAGCTTGTCTAAAGACCGATTGAGCGAAAGTCTTATCTGCATAAGCTGGACTATCAATACCACCAAGGCAAGCCACAACCCGAGCCTTGCGCTTCTTCAGGAGCGACTGAGCATAGCTTGGGTGAATCGGTTGCTCACTCTTGAGGTAGTCAATATCTTCCAACATGGTCGCCTGCTGTTCACGCAACTTCTTCTGGCCAGTAAACAGAGCGATGAAAGCATCTTCATCCAAGTCCTCACGAATGAATCCTCCCTGCTTGCGAATAGCTGGTAAAACCTCTGATGTCACCCAACGCTTAAACTCTCTAGCTTGTGGAAGCTTACTTGAAAGAATGAGAGAGTAGAGACCAGATTCGTTGATGACTGTCTGATTTCTCATTTGACCTGCCGTCGCGATTTGCGACGTTAGCTTATCATCTTCATCAACGTGTTTTGCCAGAGCATCTCTTGAATTTACATATCCAAGAATCTCTGCTATGTCTTTCCCAACGAACCACGGCTCGTCATCAATTGTTAAAGTACGGACTTCCTGCCCGTGAAAATTAAAAATTTCGTTCATAATGTTCCTCTTCTTACTTTTCCTAGTGTTAAAATAGTTTCCCAAACATCTAGCCCCTCAAGACTATCAATCATCAGCTGACTAAGTTGGTGATTTTTCTTCTGCCAATTCAGTATTATTTTCGCTTGCATATATAGACCTCTCAGTGATTTCTCCAAGGATTTTCAATTCCTAGAATATCTGTGACTTTTTCTTTCACATAATCACTTCCTTTGCCATACTTCAGCAGTTCTGAAATGACCGATGGTGCTACAAATACTTGTTTTGCCAATTCAGCTTGGGTCATATCCAGCTCAATCAAACGAGTTTTGATTTTAGCCTTGATTATCTTTAGTTCTTTACTCATATTTTTCCTTTCTAAATTTGATATAATTAAAATAAAAACGATTGGAGGAGAATAATGAAATCTTCATTTTTTCACTATCTAAAGGAAATCGTCTTATATGGTGTCCTAGTTCCGATTTCGACAGTTATCGTAGGATTTCACCTTTTTACTACCTTCTATCCTATTTCTGATTCACTGTTAACAGATTTCTTGAAAGCTTTTACAGAACAAAGAATCATTGCTATTGTATTCGTTCTTATTCTTTGCTTTATATTTTTCGGTTCAATTTATTACTGTATTTCATGTGGACGAAATAGAAAATTGATACCTGATAAAGTTTATACACAAATCACAACTTACATTTCATCTGTAGGTTTAGCGACTGCAGTGATAGCTGTCGCTACCTTGACTCTCACAGAATTACAGTTTTCAATCCTTACAGGTTGGATTGCTTTTATCGCTTTGTTGTTGCCACTTCTGAAGTTTAAAGTCCAATACAGCACCTATCAGAGTAGCGACAATGTAGCACAGAAAACTACCGAAAACAAAGCCAATTAAGAAAGGCTCTACCATTCTCCTCTCCCCCTTTCTTTTTAAAAAATTATCTAAAAAGTTAGCGAATTACTTGACAAATTCTAAAACTAGTTTTAGAATAAAGACATAGAGAAAAGACCTACTAAAAGTAAGTTTTACCTATATAAAACGGACGCCAATCAGTTTTGTAAGGCTTTATTTTTTAGTCGTCTTATTCGCTAACTCTTTAGCTTACGAATACTATTTTAGAACTAGTTTTAGAATTTGTCAAGAGTTTTTATAACTAATTTTAAAATATTTTTTCGTAATGCTTAGAAAGGTTGAAATATCAATG